TCGCTCTATTATTTAAGAGTAACTGGTTTACATATTATAAATAGGTAATAATAAATAAAAAAGCTTATCAAATAAGCATTTATACGTTATAAAATACATATGATTTTTACCATTAAAATACAAAAGTTTTCACCTTTTGCCCCTTTTTTGCCCCCTGTTTTTTCAAAAAACTTCATCAAAACTATTGACATTATACAACTTTAGTTGTATAATAGATACATAAGGTTAAGGAGGAAACCTTAGACAAGGAAACTAGTAGAAAGGAAAACAAAATGTTTAAGTTCAAAAAGAAGCCACTCAAAGTAAAAACAAATAAGCTAGTAGTCAAAATAAACTTATTTATAATCAGCTTTGAATGGCACATCGAATTTGGATAGTGAGAAATCACTATCCACCCCTTCGGGGGTGTACTTAAATTATAACAGGAAAAACAATGAAAGTAAATCTAAAAATTAGAAAAACCACCAAGCGTGAAAAAGTTGAATTTATTATTGGACTTCTTCTACTCCTATTTGCAGTTTGGTATTTTATGAGGTAATATATGTCAGTAGATATAAAAGCTATCCGCTGGCTTTTAGACAACGCCACAGCCTATGCTATCAGCAAAAACTGTGGCGTATCTATTCAGGCAGTAGATAAGTACAAAAACGGTGTATCAGATATTATGAACATGCGTTTAAAACACGCAATCAGCATGACTTCTTACGCCCATACACTAAAAGAAAAACAGTGAGTGCCATCACTGTTTTTTCTATTTTTAGCAAACAAAAAACCGCAAGCAAATGCCTGCGGTTTTAGTGTAATTAAATTTTGAAAGCCTTTCTGTATTTTTCTATTTAGTAGTAATGAGGCCATCAGGCTCGATTGTGAATTCTGCTTGTTCAGCCAATCGGCCATCTTCAAGCATGAGATAGTAGCCACCATTATACGGCACGAAGCAATCTGATTTCATATCGCCATTTTGAGCATCCAGGTAATACCATTTCTCGTAGTATTTCACCCAGCCAGTCTGCATGGCACCGTCTGCATTGAAGTAGTACCATTTGCCATTGATCTTCTTCCAACCGCTATTGGCCATATAGCCGTCCTTGTCGAACCAATACCAGTTTCCATCTGTGTGATGTAGCCATTGGTCAGCATACATATAGCCATTTTCATCGAAATAGAACCAGTTATCGTCGACTGCTTCAAATTTTGAAGTAGGGTAAGAGCCATCTTTCCTACTCCACCACCAGCCAGTATCGTCGTGCTTCCAGCCTGATTGGTCTTCTTGAGGCGGTACGATATAGCCTACGATTGAATTTACTGAGCGTTCATTGTATCGGCAAGGTCCGCCAACATCAAGATAGTCCCAATTCCCGTCGATGTTTTGCTCAATCGTCTTGATTGTAGAGCCGTCTGAGTCCTCGTAAACAAGGCCAGTATGACCATAGTTCACACCATCGCCTGCCACAAAGTTCTTGACAAAGAACCATCCAGCCTTAGGATATTGAGCACCATAAACCACTTGTAAGCCTGCTGCTTCTGCGGACCGTAGCAAGTCAATAGCATTGCCCCATAGACGAATACCAAAGTATTCATAGATGCCGTAGCAAGTCACATCTGCGCATTGGTAGCCGTACATTCCGTCGTAATCTACCCCAGTCCCTGCATCCGCATGAGCGATGAGGTCGTTAATCATATCTTGTTTTTTAGACATTTGCATCGTTTCCTTTCCACGCATCATTCATCTGCTTAACCGCAGATTCAACGAATGTATCAAGGTCTTTGTCCGTCATGCCAATATTATATTTGTTAAGCTCTGCCCGGATTTTGATTCGAGCTTGTTCCAGCTTCTCTTCGCCTTTGTAGCCAGTTTCAGCTGATACTTGTTCAACGGCATTGACCGCATTTTGGGCCAAGATTTCGACAATCTTGACAGTCTGCTCACCGCCTTTTTTAACCAGGTATTCCTTGATTGATTTGACTGTGATTCCAGTCAAAATGACAAGAATACTAATTGCTGCATTGATGATGATTTCATTGATTTGTTGCATTTGCATTTTCCTCCGCAATATCTAAATTTAAGTATTTTTTGAACAAGGCATCGATGCGCCCATTACCACCGAGTTTCTTATAGCTAGAGTGCATCTTATGGATAATGTCAGACTCATGGACTGTTGTATATCCACGCTTCAGAGCGACCGTGATATCACGTTCTAACCTCAGATACATTGTGGCCAGATGAGCTTCGTCGTGGACTGCTAACTTGTTATTGATTTCAGTGATATTTTGCTTGTTTTCCTCACCAATAGCATGAATTGTGTTCAGTTCGCCTTTTAGCTCCTTGAACTGTTCCTTGTTGAGGTTTCCTGCTTTACTAGCTCTCATCCCAAACCAACCAGTAGCGACAACTCCGATTGTAGGCGCTAGTTGTGTGATAGCGTGTATTAATTTCTCAATTGCTTCTGACCATGACATAAGCTGCTCCTTAAATATGGTCTACGTTACTTTTTGGTGGAACCCATTTCCAAACTGCGACAATGCCATTACGTGACATTTCGCCTTCAAATTCCCTGAACGTTTGACCTGTGTATTCAAATTCACGATTAACCTGAACGATAACGTGTTTCCCTTCTCCGTTTTGTTCGACGTAGTCAGGGTCTTCAATCGTTACTAGGTCTTCTTCAAAATAGGTTTCTCCACGTTTTAGAACTGGTAGCAAGCTAACCAAATCCTTATAGATAGTACCGTAAACAATGTTCTCACTCATTACCGAATTTAGAACCATGATTTTAATCATGCGTTGAGTGAGGATGTTTGTTTCTTGTTGTTGTTTAACAATTTTAGATAATTCATCTTGTTTATTCTTAGCCATGACCAAGTCTTGTTGAGCTTGGACGATTGCTGACCCAGGATCTAATTCAGCTTTAAGAACATCAAGAACCGCTTGAATCAAGACATCTTCTGGTTCGTTTGTACGATCTCCTACCAGCTCACGCATGTTCGTACTGTATCGATTGCCTTCTGACAGACGGATTTCAACCACTGTCTTGGTATTGTCGCCAAAACCTCGTGTGTAAGGCTTGCTTGCTAGTTCGTAGTTATTAATTGCCATTTGTCATTTGTCCTTTCACTTCTTCAAATTTTGCTTTTAGTTCTTCATCTGATTCGATGATTCGTTTCATTTGCTCCAATTCCATAGCTGTAACTGTGTATAGAGCTTCTAGCGTAGCTGATTGAGTAGCTTCATTGCTGACTCGTTCGCTTAATGATTTAATTGTTAGACTACTAATCTGCTTGTCTTGTTCGTTCATGTTGTTTCCAACCTTTCTACTTTTTGGTTTAATTCTTGAATCGCCTTGATGAGATAAGGCAATAATGCGAATGTGTTATACGAGTAAGCACCGTCTGGATTCTCCAAGAATGCTTCTGGAGCGACTTCTTGGACATCTTGAGCCATGATACCACATGAAATATCTTCGGCTTTACCGTCATATTCTTTACGATAAGAGTACGTTTTTAGTTTCTCAATGACATCAAGTCCATTGACTTGACTGTCTTTGATATTGGTCTTGTATCTACGGTCTGACAAGTCTTTGTTGAGTGTGATCCAGTCGTATGTACCGTTGTCTAAATAAAAATACAGATAACCGTTGTGAGTGTCCATGTTTGTATATCGTGGTGAACTCATCCAAAATCCATACTTACCACCTGAAGCTCTGTTGTCATAGTAGATTTTACCGGTAACTCTAAGATTGCCATAGACAACAGGGGTGTTCCAAAAGTTTGCGGTGTTATAGCAGTACATTTCACCGTTGTTTTTTATAAACCAAGCATGATTGCCCGGTTTCCCCCAGTTATCGCCCCAGTTAACCCAAAGAGCCGTTTGGCCTGCTCTCCATCCACCGTCACTCATACCAACGCGAAAACTGTTAGAACCAGTCAACCAGAAAACAGTCGGATCCTTCTCATGTGTACCAATTTGGAAGCCGCCGATTTTACCTTTATAACCTTCAAGTAATGTTGCTGAGACTACTACTGACCGTAGCTTATTGATGAACGCTGTTTTAGCAGCAAGCGTATCCGTGAACACATCACTAGCTACAAGCTTCTTCGCTAGAGCAGTATCAAATATCAATTTGTCTGCTGCAATCGAATTCGAGCGAATGATGTCAGTGTTCAATGTTCCAATCCGTGCATCGCCCACAAACAAGCGCTTGAAATAACCGTCAATGGCTGTGATTTCATCTGCAAGTGTCTTACCTTTAAGTCGGATTTTTTCCGCTTCAATCAAAGCATTCTTTGGTGCTAGGTTGATTTGAGATGTAACCGCACCAGGTCCTGTCAAGGTTTGGATAGCGTAGGATTCATTTAGCTGTGACACTTGAGTCTGTGTGACTACATCTTGTGTGGATGTGTTATCGCTGAAGCGTTTAGGAGGTTTGTCACCTCTAATAAGCGATACCTGACCGATTGCGACTTGCCCATTTTTCATTAACCAAATTTCAAGAGGGAATTCTCTTGCTTTAGTCGATGATTTCTGGACGGTTATCGTACCTGTGATAATTTGAGTACCAGTTTTCGTAAGAGTAACTCTATCAGATGCAAGTCCACCGTCAGAAGCCCATAGCTCGATTCCTAGAGGTGCATCTGGTAACACATCCACCCACACTTCCATCCGATAGCTGAGCTTTTCGCCCTTCGTAAATGTAGATGTATTAAGTGGCAATGCGAAACCGTGATAGACTGCATTTGTCTTACCAGTATTTGTAATCCGTAGTAACTTAGTTCCAGCTTGAATCTCGATAACATTCGCATCTGCTTGCTTTTTGGTCCATTTGCTGAAATTCGTTGGATCATATACCAAGTTGAAATCTTCTAAGAAATTAGATACACGACTAACTAGGCCGTCAGCAGTCTGAATGACTTGAGAAATAGACTCATTCTGTCTCTGAATGGTCTGTGTGTGACTCTTAACTGTATCAACTACATCATTAAAATCAGCAACACTCACGATTTCAGAAGTGTTAACATCGTAGTCAGTCATGCGGTCAGAATGCTCAAGCTTCATACCGCAGATTTCAAGACTACCACTGCCTGTTTGACCGAATTGGATTGAGTTATAAACTGAATCTGCTGTGAATGTGAATTGATATCGAACCCAATCAGTATTCGTAATAGGTTTGCTCATGAAGCGATTACGATTATTGGTAGCCCATGGATGTAGCAAAAGATTTACATTAGGTTTTATCATCCTTGCCCAGCAGGACATAGTATATTTTTCACCAACAATCAAGTTAATACCTTGTGCGATATCTTTATTCGCTCCGTTGGTATTATTTACAATCCGAATGCCTTTTTTAATAGCACTGTGTGGTGAATCTGTAAGCTGTACGACTTCTGTCCTACCATTACCACCTGAATTGTTCAGTCTCCAGGTACCTTCTAACCCATTCCCTGTAGGAATAATAGAAGTATTCTGCAAGAGATTATCGTTTCGAATAACATCTCTTAGTTTGGTTTCAATTCGTGAGATGGTCCTTTGAAATCCGTCAACAGAGTTCTTGACGATGTTCTGGACTTGAGTAGCGTTTTGAAAACCTCTGTCATTGGCCAATCTGTCAAAATCAGTACGAGATAGCTTCTCTGTAATCTGGTCAGCTTGAACATCGATTCTGTTTTCAGCGATTCTCAACCTGTCTGTCAGAGGGTCAACCTCTCGTATAGACACAAGCGTTCTGATTCTGTCAGTTATCTGCTCAATTTTGGCAAAGTTTGAATCAGACAAGCCTTTAGAAGTATTAGCCGACTCAAGAGCGTTTCTAGCTTCTCCCAAGGCTTCTTCAGCCGTCCGACTAACTGTTGAACCAATAGCACGAATCTCTTCGATTTTGGCTCTCTGGTCTTCGAGTTTCTCGTTCATGCTGCTATCGAAACCTGAGAAACGATTGTCGATTTCATCTGACAAAGCACGCTTGTTTTCTTCGGCTTTAGCTTTTGCTTGTTCTATGTCGTCTATCAATTCATCTTTGATATCCTTGACTTTTCTATCAAATGCTAAATCAGCGTTCTTGATTTCTTTTTCAAGTTTCGCTTCAAAAATTCCATCTAAATGTTGAGTTTCATTCTTAACAGCATCGCTCACGACATTCCCGATCGCATTTGCAAGACCAGATTTAAATTCACCAAAACCAATAGACTTCAATTTCTTAGCCATCGGTGAGTAGGTATACTTAGTGATTTTCTTCCTTACGTCCAAATTAAATGTTTCATGGTAGACACCTACTACATCGAACATCTGGACAGGAACATCACCCTGACCTACAACATCAATCTCAATGCTATCTTCCATGAGGTCGCATAGACTAGTTAAGAAATACTGCCTGCCATACTCTCTAAGGCTTGCTTCATCCTTGACATCTTGGTCGTTGACTTCTACAACATCCTCATAAATCTGATTGTATTTATCAATAAACTGGCTATCGACAACCACCTTATAATGCTTATCATCAGCATTCTCTCCCTTGCCTTTAACAGTCGTCGTAAACGTAATACGTGTTTTTAAAGACTTAGTAGATGTCTTGTGCTGATAACTGGATAGGTTTTTCTTATACATAAAAAGCGATTCATTTTCTGAACCGCCATTTTTTAATAACCGTACCTGATAACCATGTCTGACTAAATCACCACCCCATTGACCAAGAATAGAGTGTTTATCCTTGGTCAATGCTTCCATAGCGTTCATTGTATCAATATTGAAGGTATGTCTATTATCAATATCTGAGAAGAATGAAAATGGATTATCACGAGTGATGCTTCCAGCGAATTGACTTAAAGCAGTTGAGCCAGTCGCTCTGTCAAGATTGATTGGATTAACGACATAGTGATTTAACAAGGTCATGACTTGGTTGGCATAGACTTGAATATACCCATGTTGTTTCTCAACTTCAAAAATAACAAAGTCTTGCTCACCGTGTAGATCATCAGCTGTTAAGAATGTTTCTTCCCTCAATCGTTGCCATAGCACATTGTTAGTAGGAAATTTGAATGTTAATTGATAGGTGCTATTTGCTTCTTGTGTGATGTTATCATCGTATGCTGCATTAAGAGGAATATTCCCTTCCGTTAAGTAAATCATACTAGATACCTCCAATTAGGACGAATAGTCACCTTACGTACATCTCCTGTATAGTTCACACCGTTAAGACCAACAGGGATTTCAAAGAACCCACCACGCTTTCTAAGAGTGTTCTGCAATTCCCCACTGGCATTAAAGATGTTTTGTTTTCCTTGCCTACAGTCAATCGTAGCTTTACCGACAATTGATAAATACATAGTTTTTGTGCCAATAGTCAGTGATACATCTCCATTGCCTTCAATCTCGATGATAGGTTCTGAATAGACCGTACCGATATTCTCAATCGTTCCAGCGCTTGTTAATACGACTGGTTCGACATTCTTCGGATATCTGAATGGTTGCATGTCTAACTTAATTTCTAACTTCCAAGCATGATTTCCCAAAGGTTCAAAACTAGCAGTTATGAAATTAGCATAGACCAACGAACCAAGCTGATAGCTAAATTCTAAAATATTATCATTCGATTGAAATTTATCAAGAATATTTGAAATTTCAACCATTTTTTTAACGTGCAAAATGAAGGTTCTTTCGTAGCTAGCGAAAGAACCTTCTAATACACGATAACTGCCATTAACTCCGAACAGTTCAGTTTTTTTACCTTTAGGGCTTGCAGCTTCAATCTTTCCAAAATCTGTCACAACACAACCAGGAAGGATTGATGTATTAAAACCATTGATGATCATATAATTCATTAAATTCCCTCCCTTGCATATATTGCACCGTGTTGTTCATACGTTTTCATCGAAATAATGTCATTGTCTAGGTAGATATCTGACGATTTTTCAAATATCGCAGTAAGTATTTTCTCCATACTTGCTCTCAGAATCGCTATCTCAGACACTGTTTTACTCTCTTGTACTTCAAGCTGAGCTGAAGGCATGGCCAAACGAGCCTCAAGATTTTTCGTAACAGAGGCAGTTGAGTTTAAATCTAGGTTATCCCCTGAAAATACATCAGAGATTTCTCCAGCCATACCACCTACTGTTTCCTTAACACCTTTAAACCTTTCTTGCAGTCCTTGGTCTAAACCTTGCATGATTGCATTACCTGCAGGAATTAATAGCTTACGGTCATATTCAATAGGACCTTTATGGTCTCGAATCCAATTTGCAATTCCACCAACAAAATTAGTAACTCCTTCCCAAGCAGATTTTAAACCACCTAAGAACCCATTAAGAATTGCCTTACCAGCTTCCCAAAGATTAATATTTTTAATGGAATTAAAGATATTGGTTACTTTGGTTACTAGATCACTAACGGCCTGTTTCATGTTATTCCATGCAGTCTGAGCACCGCTGACAAGCCCATTAATTAGTCCAAGGACTGTCGATTTGAGTGTTCCCCAAGCAGAACTTGCTACACTTTTAATAGTTTCCCAAATGTTAGACAATATCTGAGAAAATCCATTAAAGATAGCTTGCCCTGCAGAAGACAATCCATTCCAGATTGATTCCCCAACGCTCTTTATAGTGTTCCAGGCAGTTTCCCAATCACCATTTATAACAGCCATAACAAGCGTAATGATTCCACCAATAACATCCATAGCTGTCTGAATAGCAATTTTAATCAACTCCCAAACCGTTGTTACAACCGTGCAGATGTTGTTCCATGTCGTCTCAATAAAAGGAGCAAGGATATTCATTGCTATTTCAATAATGGATTGGATGATAGGCATAACAGTTTGAATTACCGTCTGGATTGTGTTCCATACAGTTTCAAAAGTCTGTTGAATCAACCCTTGATTTTCAGACCACCAAGTGGAAATTTTATCCCAAACCGTCTTGATAAATGAGGTTACTTCTTGAACAATTGGAGTTACAAATTCCACCATAGAGTTCCAAGCAGTGGTTGCAGCTGTAACCATATTATTCCAAACTTCAGTAAGGACTGGCGATAATTCAGTCCATGTTGCTGATAGCCATGTCATAAAATCTTGGAAGATTGCTTTACCTGTTTCTGTTTGGGTAAAGAAATACACTAGACCTGCAACTAAAGCACCAATTGCTGTAATAACAATCCCGATTGGATTTGCGCTAAGGATTGCAAAGAATCCCATTACTGCAGTTTTAACTGTTGCAATGATCCCAGTCAAGCCAGAAAGGAGCCCAGAAACCACTGAGAAAATTTTAAATCCAGCAAATGCACCTGCTAGTGTTGTTAATATTCCTGTTAGAGCACTTCCAATACCCTCTCCAAACATACTTGTAAATACACCTTTTAATGTCCCTAAAAGTAGTTTAGGAAGTTGTTTTAGGATATTTCCGATCATTGGCGCTAGGTTATTTACAAGGAAAGTTTTTGTTGATTCCAGCAAAGCATCAAGAGCTGGTTGGATATCCTCTCCCAAAGCTAACTTTCCAAGTACATTCTGTGCAGATGCTTTCATAGCTTGGAATGAACCTGTGAAAGTAGATGCTGCTTCTTTTGCTGTTGTTCCTGTAATATCCAAATTCTCTTGGATAGCGTGGATTGCTTGATAAACATCTGACAAGTTGTTAATGTCATACTTAACACCAGTCAGTTTTTCTGCATCAGCTAAGAGACGTTGCATTTCTTGCTTTGTACCACCATACAGTACAAATTCGCTATGATTCGCTAGATCATAGCCGTCTTTTTAAGACTGCTCTATGTCGCCATAGAGATTAGACTATCTCTTATGCATTAAATGCATCCTAGCGCTTCGGCTCGCTTGAGCCTACTCTACTCCATTAAAAAAACACCCTTTCGGATGCTTTTTCTGTTTCGTTAGTCGTTACACTTTCAAGAATAAATCTTGCTTAGCACGGTATTGCCTAAGCTACTCTTAGGGTTTCACCGTTTTCACTAGGTTTATACTCGGCTATGGTTTTTCTACCGAGTTTAAGGTTATCCAACATGGTGTAGTTTTGCTTCGCAAACCCTTGATAAGCCATCTGAATGCTTTCCATCGATGTCCCCATCTTGTTAGCATTATCTGACATATCAATCATGGCCATGTTTGCTGTTTCAGCAGCTTTGTTTGTATCACCGCCCAAAGACTGCAAGAGA